CTCTATGCCACACAAAACTAGGAAATACAATAATAGATCCTTTTGGTAATATCTCTTTACATTGTATTCTATGTTTTGATTCGTCTCTCATATGTGGATCATAGTTTCTAAAATCAAATTCTAATTCACCACCTTTGTATTCTGAACCATCTGTTAACTGACAAGTCATAGATAGTTTTCTAATCTTACCGTTATCAGGTCCTTTTTTTTCATAAGGTTTATCCCAACTATCACAATGCCAATCATAATATTGATTTAATTTATATTTTGTAAACTGACAAGACTCACTTCTGTCCCAGTCAAAGTTCCAACCTGCCTTTTTATTAGCTTCGTGTACATATGGATGTAATTCTTTATATATCCAAGTGTCATTCAACCAAACTAAATCAGAGTTTCTTTTTCTTTTTAAATCTAATACTTCTTCTTTTTTTAATTTTCTATCACCATACCCACCAGTTCTAGCCATAACTTCTTTTTGTGCATTAGCATATTCTATGACATCATCACAAAATTTAGGTGTTAACACACCATTAAAATACCAATAATAATTAGATATATTCATACGTTATAGTTTGCACAAAATTTAAACTATCCTTTTGATTATTAGTTAAGTAATACATATTAGTTGATGGAAACATAATAAACATATTGTTTTTAAGTGGTATATCCCAAGACCTACCTTTACGTCTGTTATCTTCATAATGTATTCGAACCACACAATCTTTAACTTTTACACCATATAAAAAAGTATAGTCTGGAGAATTACGTAAATCTACTGGATCTATATTTAATAAAGGAATTGTAGTCTCACTAGGTTTATACATATTTCCCCACGTTTCTTTATTAATTAAAGTAAATCCATAATCTAAATTTATATGATCTCTCATATAAGTGTTCAACATATCGAATGTTCGTGAGAACGGAAAATCTTTGTTTTGAATTACTGATTGTAAAATATCGCCTGATAATTTATCTCGGTCAATGTCCCAATCTTTAGGCATTGCTACATCACCATAATATAGAGCTTGCTCTGTTAATACTTTCTTCTGCATACCACCACCATTTTTAATTTATGCGTTGCTATCTGTCAAGTCCCAAGATTGATTAGCTTCATTCCATACGTAAGACCACATATGAGTATTAGCTGTATTTTGTGATTCTTGTTCTGCAGTTAATGCAGGAGCATCACCAATTGGTGATTTCCAAGATGCAGTTGTAGTATCTTTTACCCAAGATGCATAAGGTGATTTAGGCCAAAAGATATTATTATCTTCGTCCCAAGTATAACCTATGCCTGCATAGTTTCCTCTAAATGCTTTTGAATCGTCACCTGAATTATGTTTGTTACCAGATGTATTGTAAGATGTTTGAATCCACATTTGTGCAGGCCAATTATTATGTGTCTCTAAATATTGTTGACCTACTGTTTCGTCTTCAACACCATCAGCGTTTAACATCTTATCATTATCCATAGTTAATACCTGGATAACTTTTCCGTTAGCTCCTAGTTTTGCAAAATGTGCCATAATGTTTCTCCTTATATATTAATTTTTATTGCCATTCAACTATTGAAATTTATACCTAATAATAACAACTCCAGATCCTCCGGCTGCACCACCTCCAGATATAGCACCACCGCCGCCACCGCCGCCACCGCCGGTATTTGTACTTCCAGTGCAACCACCACCACTGTTACCACCAGATCCACCACCGCCGCCGGTTCCTCCGGCTCCTCCTGTTCCACTTCCTGGGTTTCGACCACCGCCTCCACCACCACCAAAAGATAGTGTACTACCTGTAATACAAGTAGTAATTCCTGCTCCACCTACACCAGTTGCTGCTGTAGGAGTTCCTGTAGCTCCAGCCGCTGTTGCTCCGCCACCGCCGCCTCCGGTTCCCGCAGGTGAACTTGGTGTTCCACCTCCACTGGTCCCTTGAGGAGGAGTTGTAGGAGGTGTGTTTCCTGTTCCTCCTATGTCATTTTCATTTGCCCGAGCTCCACCACCTGATGCTCCAGGATTACCTGAAGTTTGTGCTTGTCCACCACCACCGCCACCACCAGCAGATGTAATAGTTGCAAATGTCGATACACTTCCCGCACCACCAGGACCATTAGGTCCTGGACCAGGTTGCCCTGCTCCTCCACCACCTACTGCAATTGCATATGTTTGTACTGAAACTGATAAAGCGGGAGCTCCTAAAGGGCTTCCAACTGGTATTGAAAAACAACCACTAGCTGCTCCTGTTGAAAATCTTGTGCCTCCTGCACCACCTCCACCACCAGCGTTTGCTCCACCACCTGCTCCACCACCAACTACTAAATAATCTACTGTATTTGATCCAGATGAATTTCCTGCACAAGTTACTTGAAAGCAACCTGGTGCATTAAATCTATGAATTTTAAAATTACCTGAAGTAGATTCACATCCACCAGTGGCATTTACAAATAGGTCTCCAGGTGCCTCGTTTTGTAAACCTGAATCTGTTACTAACCAACCTTTTGTTGCATCTACAAAAACTAATGTAATTGCAATTCCTTCTGTACTTAATTGTGGGTTAGTTGTTTGTCCACCAGCTTTATCAGAACCATTTAAATCTAAAACTACATTCCCTGTATCAAAACTGTTTGCATAGTCTTTAACACCAACTATTGCTCCTGCAGTTCCTGCAGGAAGATTTACTGTAAATCCTCCACTCGATGTGTCTAAAAAATATCCTTTACCATTTTCTGCTGTGAAACCAGCAGTTTTAATATCTCCTGTTTGCCAATTAACTGAACCTGTTGCTCCAAAACCAGTTGCAGTACCAGAGTTTGTTATTGTAGCACCAGCAGGAATTGTGAACGTATCGCCACTATCTCCTAATGTAACTGTACCACACGCTGTTCTTGGACTAATTTTATTTACTTTTATTTCACTCATAATTTACCTATTGAAATTTATACCTTATCACAACTATTCCTGAACCTCCAGCAGCGCCTGGTTGATTAGTCCCTGGGGAGCTAGCTGTACCACCTCCGCCTCCACCACCAGTGTTAGCTGTTCCAGCTACTCCTGTTTTTTCAGGAATAGGAGCTGGTCTTGGACCAAATCCACCTCTTCCACCACCGCCAGAGCCACCTGCCGTATCTGAAGAAGTTCCTCCACATCTATTAGTTCCACCGCCACCACCAGCAAAAGTTGTAGGTGTCCCATTAATACTTGTTGTTGCCCCTGCACCACCAGTGTGATTTATTGAACCACCTGATGCTGCTGCTGTTGCTCCACCGCCACCACCACCAGCATCACTAGGTGCTGGACCTAGTACTGGTGCTGAAGCTGCTCCAGCTTGTCCTTGGGCTGGAGAAACAGGAGGTGTGTTTCCTGAACCACCTGGGCCACCGTTATGACCTCCACCACCACCTGAACCACCATTTACACCTGCTGGAGGATTACCACCTCCGCCTCCACCACCTGCTGATGTTATTGTTGAAAAAACTGAATTAGCTCCTGCGCCGCCTTGTGCAGATGAACTAGTTGGTCCTGTTCCTGCTGATCCTCCAGCACCAATTGTTATTGGAAAAGAAGTTACTGTAGCTGTAGTTCTATTAGGTGCACATGCATAACCATCTAAAGGACTAGCTGTGTAAGGAGTAACTGGTGATTTTACTTCTCTGAATCCACCTGCTCCACCTCCACCTCCACCGCAACCATAACCACCACCACCGCCACCTGCTATTACTAAATGTGAAAGAACGTTATTAGCTGCGCATTGAGCTAATGCAGAAACTGCAAAAGTACCAGGTCCTGTAAATGTATGAATTTTGTCATTACCACAAGTTGTTAGTGTTCCACCAGTTGCTGTTATAAAATTTGAAGCTCTTTCATTAGAAGTTGAATCTTGAACATTAATCCAACCTTGTGTTGAATCTACAAATACAAAAGTTACTGATTGACCTACTGTGTCTAAAGTTACATTAGCATTTGTTCCACCAATTTTATCTGAACCATTAGGAGATATTGTTAAATTATTTATATCCCAAGTATTTGCATAATCTGCAACAGCTACGATTGCTCCCGCAGAACCTGCTGGTAAATTCATTGTAAATGCGCCAGCTGATGTATTTGCAAAAAATCCTTGACCATTAACTGCTGTGAATGTTGCTGTTTTAATACTTGCTGTCTGCCAATCAATTATTTGACCAGCTGATCCAAAACCTGTTTGTGTTGCGCCTGATGCAAGAGCAACTGTCCCACCACATCTACCGATTGTAACTGTTGAACCACATACAACAATTGTATTACCAGATCCTGATCCAACTGTAGTTGTTGACCCACATTTTTTGATGATAGTTGTATCATCTGAAACTTTATTTATATTATCTACTTTAATTTTACTTGTCATAATTATGCAAATTTATACCTTATTATTACTATACCTGAACCTCCAGCTCCACTATTTTGACTACCGCCAGAAGGATTAATTTGAGAACCACCTCCGCCACCACCACCAGTGTTAACTGTTCCAGCAACGGCTCCAGTAGGATTATCTTTTCCTGAACCTGCTCCACCACCGCCATTTCCACCTGCACCACCACAAGCTCCACCTGGAGATGGTTGTGTACCGTGGCCTCCACCACCTCCGCCTCCAGCAAAAGCTGTTGCTGATCCATTAATACTTGTTGTTGCACCTGAACCTCCCGCGCCTCCGGATGACTGAATAACAAATGGTGATGGAATACTTGCTCCTACTGCAATAGCTCCACCACCTCCACCACCTAAAGATTGACACGTTTCATTACTACTTCCTGATCCACCAGAATTTCCTTGTGGTGGAGTTACTGGAGGTGTGTTACCTGCTCCTCCAGGTTGAAGCCCTGGTCCTTTACCACCTCCACCACCACCTGAACCTCCTGCTATTGCATCTGGTGAACCTGGTCTAGTGCCACCTCCACCACCACCAGCAGCTATTATTGTTGAAAATTGTGAATTTGATCCTGAAGCACCTGCTGAAGCACTGGTTCTAGAAGCACCGCCGCCACCTACTGTTATTGGAAAAGATGTTGCTGTAACTGTAATTCTATTTGGAGCACTTGGCTGACCATCTAAAGGACTTGCTGTATAAGGTGTTGCTGGAGATTTTGTTTCTCTAAAACCTCCTGCTCCTCCTGCACCGCCACCATCATCATAGCCACCAGATGCACCACCAGCAACAACTAAATAAGAAACCTCATTGTTTGCTGCAGTGCTAGAAACAGAACATACCACAAAACTACCAGGGCCTGTAAAAGTATGAATTTTGTCACTACCACATTGTGTAATTGTTCCACCTGTTGCTATCATAAAAGATTCCCCAGCAAAAGTTGATGAATCATCTTGTGTTGCTACCCATCCTTGAGTTGCATCTACATAAACTAAAAATATTGAAGCACCATTAGTTGTTATAGTCACATCGGCACCACTACCTCCATTAATAGGAGAACCATTTCTAGCAATTGTTAAATTAGCAGTTCCAAAATTTCCATTATAATCTTTTACACCCACTATATTTCCAGCACTTGGTGATGCTGGTAGTGTCATTGTAACCGCTCCTGAAGCAGCAGTATCTACAAAATAACCTTCACCATTTGCTGCTGTAAAATCAGTTGTTTTTTTTGTTGTTATCCAATTTACTGTTCCAGTACGACCAAAACCTGTTTGAGTAGCGCCGCACGCAAGTGTAACTGCCGTTCCTGATCCACCTAATGTTAAGGTTGAACCACTTTGTTTGTCTATTGCATCTACTTCTATTTTTGACATTATACTATTACTAAAGTTCCTGTTACTGTTATTGTACCAGGCACTGTAATAGGTCCTGCAAGAACACCGTTCTCAACAGTTTGTGTACCGTCCATTGTACCTGCTTGATTTTTTATAAATTCATCAGGGGCCGCGCTGCCTCCGATGTATTGGATTCCATTTACTACTGCCGTCATATTACTCCTTACGTACTAATACTATCTATAAATGATGTAACAATATCTAAAGACGAAGCGGTATCGCTTTGTGCTTTAAGTGTGTCACCATTTTCTAAAACAATTTTTGCACCACCTTGAATTAATTCAATTGCAGAGTTTGGTGGGATACTTACATTTTTTGCAATGAAGTGATCATTTCCGCCATTTACAATCTGACAACTAGCTAAAACAGTACCAGTAGTAGTGTTACAAATTCTGATACCTATAACAGCATCATAGTCACCACCAATTACTAAATCGACTGGTGATGTGCCAACGTTTCTTTGTAAATTGTTTCTAAAATCTTGTGCCATAATTTATTCCTTTATAACGCCACCGCCATTGCTAATGCAAAGCCAGCTGACGCTGCTCCTACTGGTGTTCCTGATGCATCCAAGAAAACCGATTTACTTGCTGGTAGAGTACAAAATACATCTTTTGTGCCTGCTTGAAAATCAACAACTGCATCTGAATTAGAACTAGAAATAATTGTAGTTCTTTGTAAATTAGTTGTAGAACTTAATGTTCCTAAACCAACTTCAAACTCATTTGTACCTTGATTAAAGATACAATAGTATGTTGTATTTCCTACACCAATTCCAGTATTAAAAGTTTCAAATCCTGTGACAGGTGTATTATCAATTGCAAAAGTAGTTTGACTAGTACCAGTCGCCGTACTGTTTACTTTTACTCTATCATTTATAACTAACGCCATAAATTTTCTCCTTATGCCATACTAATAATTGCATTAGCTGGTGTAGTCGGATCAGGAAACGTAATAGTAAATGTACCATTCGTTGCTGTCTTATTACCACCAAAATCTAAAACCACTACTAATCTATTCGCTGTTCCATCAACTGTATCTGTGTTGTAGATTGCTGCAAAAGCTGCAGTGAAAGATGCACTACTGTAAGTAACATTATCAAAGTCAACTGAAGCAACTGCTGTTGTAGAAGCAACTCCAAATCTTGTTAATGCTTTTACGGAATAGTTAGTTCCACCTGTTGTATCTACTTCACCATTTCCAGTTCCTGCTAAATACACAGTTGAAGATGTTGAATATGGATTAGTTGTATATAAAGAAAGTGAAAAGTTATTTCCTCCAGAAGCTTTAAAGTTATGATTTGCCTCAAAGAGAGCACCTCTAAAACTATTTGGTATTATATTTGCCATATTATATTACTCCTTATTTATTACTTGATGGGTTTTCTGATGCTAATACGGTACGAATAACACCATCAGCATATTCGTCTCGGCGTCTACGACCTTGTTGTTCAATCGCATACGAGTAAAGCGCTTTTTCATAAGCTCCTTGATAGTATTGTAACATATCCTGTGGACCTTTCAAGTATGCATATGTATTTACCAGACATGCATACAAAAGTAAATCTTGATATTTATTTGACAGATAAGTCCCAGCTGTAGCTGGAGCAGGGGTAGAAGTTGTATCTGTTATTGTTTCTGGTTGTTTATTATATCCTAGTGTAATTTCATAAGTTTTATCTGGTGTAGGAGCCAAAACCCAAAATTCTTCATCCCAGTTTGCATAATATTTAGGAATATCCACTGCTTGAGTAGATGGTGTAGAATAGTATTCAGCCATAAAAGTAGTATCTCTTTGCTCCAAATAGTATTGATTACCTGCTTGATCTTTTAATTGAACATATCTAATAAATCTTAAATCATCAGGAATAGTTACATATCTATTTCCTACAATACAGTTTGATGTTGCATAAAATCTATCTTGATCTGAATCTACTTCTCTATAAATTTTATTTTCTGAATTTTTAATAATAGTATCTAAGACAGAATCAGACAACACAGTGCTACTAACTTCTGTATAACTTCTAATATCTGTTTGTAAGTTTGCTAAAGTATATGCCATTATGCGTTTACTACTCCTAATGTTACTGGTCCTGCTGAACAATTATCTCCACCACCAGATATACCACCTGTTGTAGCATTACTAGTGCTTGTTATATGAAAATAATTTATTGGTTGTGTTAAAGAATCTGTTGTTGTAGCCCCTGTAATATTACCTGACGAATCTATTTGTCCTAATGCAATTGTAAAACCACTTGCATTATTTAAATCACTTACGTTGTCAAATGTTGGAATATTTGCAAAAGCTTGTAAATTTTTTAATTTAGGTTGTTCGATTAAATCTGATCCAGCTGGTCCAGCAGAAGTTACAATAGGTGGTCCTCTAAATCTTACAGTTGATCCAGCAGCTCTTTGATGATCTTCTGAAAAAACATTTACATAAGTTGTTCCACTATAAATAACAGATGTAAAAGGATTGTTATCTAAAAGTATTAAACTTGTTTTAGATGCAGGTTGTGGTCTTGGATTAAATAAAGCTTGTGGATCAGAGCCAACTGGTTTTGGTTCAAGTTGTGGTTGTTTTGGTTCATACTCTGATGTGTGAACTAAAGATCCATTCCACTCTCTAACCATTTCAGTATATGGAAATGCCATACCTGATCTATCAGAAATTGCTAATGATCTTTTACCTGATGCATACTTAGCCATTATACTCCATCTCCATAAAATGTTTGTGGTGATATGAAACTAGATGTACCTTGATTGTCTGCATCAAGAGCTCTTAACATTTCACTTTCATATCTTCGTTCTAATTCTCCAGATCTATCTGGTGAAACTTTTTGACTTAAATAATATGCAAGACCTGAAATCATGCATGGGTAAAATCTATTTACTACATCAGATGTATTATTGTAATCACCCACATCTTGTATTCTAGATAAATAATAAAAACAAAATTGAAAATTACTTGGTGTTGTAGAATCAGATACACTTGAACTTGGTGTTGTGTATAAAAATATGCGTGGATTTAATTTTCTTTCTACATAATATTGTGATGGTGTACCTTTAGCTAATTTATTTGGTGTTGCTGAATAAGCTGATCTATCTATTTTTGTAAGAGCAATATCTGCTGGGGCTGTTGCATCAGAATTATTTCTGTAATATGCTTCTAAAACTGTGTCAATATCTTCTGGAAAATTTGCAGAATCAGACGCAAAACTATATTCTGCTTGTCCTTCTACTAATGGAACTTTTGCAAGTTTAACTTTCCATAAATGAACACCTCTATTACCCCACTCTTGAAATA